AAACAAAGAAAATGGACGTGCATTTTGTAAATCCATGATGAGAGCAAATAAACTTTATCGAAAAGAGGATATTATAAAAATGGGAAGTCAGCCAGTTAATGCTGGTTTTGGAATTGATGGAGCTTCGACATATTCAGTATGGTTGTATAAAGGCGGTGCAAATTGTCACCACCGTTGGAATAAAAGAGTTTATGCAACGTTTGAAGGTCAAGCTATTGATGTAAACACGGCTAAACAAATTGCTGGGCGTAAAGCAGAGAAATTAGGTTATGTAGTTAAAAATCCAAGTTTGGTAAGTCAAAGACCTATTGATATGCCGAATCAAGGATATTATAGAAAATAAGATGGCAGAGGCATTACTTATAACAAGAGATGACATCGTGAAGTTTACAGCCATGAATGGCAATGTAGACACGGATAACTTTATTCAATGGATAAAGGTCGCTCAAGATATTCACATTCAAACATACTTAGGCACTAAGTTATTGGACAAAATAAAAGATGATATTGTAAACGATGATTTAGGTGGTAATTATTTAACGCTTGTAACGACGTATATAAAGCCTATGCTGATACATTGGGCGATGGTTGAATACTTACCCTTTGCGGCTTATACAATCGCTAATAAAGGCGTATTTAAACACAATTCAGAGAACGCTACAAACGTAGAAAAAGACGAAATTGATTTCTTAATAGAAAAAGAGCGTTCAATAGCTCAACACTATACAGAAAGGTTTATTGATTACATGAGTTTTAACCAAGACTTATTTCCTGAATACAACTTAAATTCAAATGGGGATATGTACCCGGACACACAAAACAATTATTTTGGATGGTTCATTTAAAGAAATACAAGCCTAAGGCTGAAAACATTAAAAAATTACAAATTTATTTAAANCCTCAATTAGGTGGAAATTTAGACGTAAATACGCATAAAATAACATCTGCATCAAATGGCAATATTATAATTGAGCCGAATGGTACTGGAGCTGTTTTAATTGGGGGTAATTCAACACAGCCAACAGAACTTAGGTTTATGGAAGATAGTGATAATGGAACTAATTATGTAGCTTTAAAGGCTTCAAATTCATTAAGCGCAGACACAACCTATACTTTACCAACAGCAGACGGCACAAGTGGACAAGTTTTGTCCACAAATGGAACGGGAACATTAAGTTGGACAAATAACGATTCGGGTTTAACGGTTAATTCAACTGCAATAGCTTCGGGAACTGCTGGAGGTGTATTCTTTCAGAATGCTTCGAATCAATTATCTCAAAGTTCTAATTTATTTTGGGATAATACAAATTCAAGGCTTTCAATAGCTCAAGGAAATGCACCATCGGCAAGATTAGATATAAGGGCGCAAGGTATATTGTCAACTGATATAGTGTTTAGAATAAGGAATAGTTCTGATTCAGGTAATTTATTGACTTTTCAAGGAGATGGAAATGTAGCTATTGGACTTGCAAGTACAACATTAAAACTTGAGGTAAATGGAGCTGGAAGATTTAATGGGAATCTTACTTCAACTGGTCAAGTAATAGCACAAACATCCACAAATAGTGGTAGGATGTCGTTATTGAATTTAAGAAATACTGGTGGTGCATATACCTCGGCTTTAAATTCATCTATGGCATTGGCGTTTACAAACAGGGATTCAACAAATGTTTGGTCGGATGATTTTATTGAGTTAAAAGTTTATAATAATGGGTCAACAACTTCTACAACTGGATATAATTTTTACACTCATAATAACCAATCTTTTAGCTCTTCTTCTGTTTTAGCAATGTCAATAAACGGGCAAAGCGTAGGCATTGGAATAGAAACTCCAAGTGCTTCGGCTATTTTAGATGTAACATCAACTACAAAAGGATTTTTACCTCCAAGAATGACTAATGCTCAAATGGTAGCAATAGCAACGCCAGCGTCTGGTCTTGTTGTTTACGATACTACAAATAATAAATTATGCTGTTATGACGGGACATCATGGCAAAATTTATTTTAATTTTAAAATAAAAAATATATTATGGCGATTTTAATTAAAGGAACGGAAGAGAAACAAATTAAATTATCGGGAACTGATATAGTAATTCCAGAAATTTACGGGCGTGTTGAGTTTGTAGGACGTGCAAATGGCACTACTTTGGAGATAGGAATAATAACTTATGTAAGTGAGCAAACATTTGAAGAGAATAAAGTAGTGTTTACAGACGTTGAATCACGCTCTTTAACGGCTAATTTAGAGCCTAACGAAACACAATCTTTAGAGACAGCTCACAAGTATGCTAAAATCGCTTATCAGCAACAAGGTTATGAGGTTGTTATTGACTTAAATTGAACAAAACACGAATCAATAAGTTAATAAAGTATGGCAAATAGTAACGGTTGGGGTGATGGTTTAGCAAACAACGCAATAGGTTGGGAACAAGGTGCAAACAACGCTAACAATTTTATTTATTCAGATATATTCACATTAAGCAAAACATATTAAAAAATTAAATTATGGCAAATGACATAGGATGGGGAGAAGGTGCTTGTAATAACGAAATAGGCTGGGGTATTGCACAAGAATATTTTAGCTGTAGCGGTTCGGGTGAAGCAGCCGTTGGTGCTACGTTACTAAAAAGCGGTCAAACTACTTCTTACCGAACGGGTGACGATGGCGATTTAGAAGCTGGAAGGGCAACTTCATTTAGTGTTTTAAGTGCTAATAACCCTTTTGGAAACACGAATCGTTTTACGGACGAATTAGGCGGAACAACTTATACGAATAACATTGTAATAGATTGGAGTACTTATGACGGCACAACGGTTTTAGGAATTTCACGAGTAGAAATTGCAACGGGTCAAACTTGGAATCAAGCCGTTGATAATTCACTTTCTTATTCTGTTGGTAGTTTTACAAGCGGTTGGAGACTTCCTAATATGAAGGAAATTTTTAACTTAGTTAATTATGCAAATACTCCAGAAAATTTTTTAAATTATTCGCCTTTAAATTTGAATTCATCAGGTAGAGTTTACTGGAGTTCAAATAGTAATGTTGGATCTTCTACATCTGCATACTTTTTTAGTAATGTAGGAATGACAGGTCAAACAGCTAAGACAACATCAGTAGCATTTACCTATTTTCCAGTAAGAACATTCACCGTAACAGGAACAACTTTAACATAAAATAAAAATAAAAATAAAAAAATGGCAACTTATAAATTTCCGCAATTCAACGTTACAATTACTAACCCTATTGTAACAGTTACAATAGTAACAGATGATATTATAAACAGAGTATGCACGGCAAACGTTTTGCTTACAACACCTTCTGCAATCTTTGGGATAGATTTTTACGGATATTCTTATACGCAAGATTGGAGCGACCAAGATATTATTGACTGGGTTAATAACGTAGAACTTCCAAAATACGAAGTGCAATGATTGATATAACCAAACTTTTAGAAATTATTAAAAAGCAAGGAGCAACTGGAGTTCTTGCAATGTGGTTATGGTACACACACAGCGAAGTACAAGAATTAAAAAGTAAGCTTTATGAATGTTATGGTAAGCAATTAGCAACAGCATTTGAAAGAAGCATTGAATCTCATTCGTATTTTGCTATTAAACCCGAAGACGAAATAAACGAAACGGCATGAGTTACGATTGGCTAAAAGAAGAAAAATCACCGAGAATTTTAGTTCAAGCTGTTAAACAACTTGGAGTAAAAGAATTTGTAGGTAAGACACACAATCCAATTATATTAGGTTGGGCAAAGAACTTAGGGCTTGAAAGAATTTACACTAACGATGAAATTCCATGGTGCGGTTTGTTTATAGCTGAATGTTGCAGAGCTGCAGGACTTGAAGTAGTTGAGCGTCCGTTATGGGCATTGAACTGGAATAAGTTTGGCAACCGTGTTTCTGAACCAATGTTAGGGGATGTTCTTACATTCAAAAGAAATGGCGGCGGACACGTAGGAATCTATGTAGGTGAAGATCAAACGCACTATCACGTGTTAGGTGGCAATCAAAATAACTCTGTTAACGTAGCACGAATAGCAAAGAGCAGACTAACACAAGCACGAAGAACAGCATGGAAGATAGCGCAACCTGCAAATGTTCGCAAGGTACATTTAGAACCAAAAGGAGTAATAACAACAAACGAAGCATAAAATGGCAAAGAAAAATTTAAAAGTAGACATTGACACTGAAAAAGTAGATTTGAAGATCGAGCGTAAAGACGGGGATTTAAAAGTGGATTACGATGGTAAAAACATAGATGTAACTGTTGATAAGACCGCTGACAAGGTAGAGGTGAAAGTCGACTCGCAAGGCGGTCTTTTTAAAATCGTTGGTAATATCGTTAAAAAGATTTTGCTACGTCGATTAAAGTAGTATATTTGCATTGATTTCATAATTCATAGTTTAATTGTTAATGAGAAACCCTTGCTTCGGTAGGGGTTTTTTAGTTTATAGAATTAAGAATTAAGAAACACTCCTATTGGGTATATATGT